GGCATATTCAATTTATTTTGATATAAGAAACAAATTTGGTATGCAAGATATTGTGGCGGGCAAAAAAGTGTAATCTGTATTTTGTGGTTTTGAAATATTATGTTACGCAAAAAATACAAAATATAGTGGGGTGATTATGAGAATCAAAGTTATTAAGCGAGATGGTACAAAAGTTAAATATAATCCTGAAAAAATCGCTATCGCTATATCTGGTGCTTTTCAAGATTTAGGGAAAGAATTTGATGATGTAGTAGTTTTAGAAGATATAGAGGCCGCAATTAAAGGTCTGCATCAAAAGAATATAGATATTGAGAAGATTCAAGATATTGTAGAAGATGCTTTAATTGATAATGGTTATATTGAAGAAGCAAAGGCTTATATTCGTTATCGACATGAGCGTGAATTAATTAGACGTAAAAAGTTTGAAATTAGTGTAACAGAAAAATTACTTGCATCTAATGTTCAAAATCAAAATGCTAATGTTGATGAATATTCTTTTGGTGGCCGCAAAGGTGAAGTAGACAATGTAATCATGAAACAGTATGCTTTAGATAATATTGTTTCTAAAATGGCTAGAGATAATCATTTAAATAATGAAATCTATATTCATGATTTAGATTCCTATGCGGTAGGTATGCACAATTGTCTGTCTATTCCTTTTGATGATTTATTGGCTAATGGTTTTAATACTCGCCAAACTGATGTGCGGCCGGCCAATAGCATCAATACAGCTATGCAACTAGTAGCAGTTATCTTCCAGCTACAATCACTTCAACAGTTTGGCGGAGTCGCTGCCACACATCTTGACTGGACGATGGTGCCCTACGTCCGCAAATCTTTCTACAAACATTTTTTAGATGGACTAAAATATTGCGAAGCTGGTATCTCTGCTAATGTAAATAATGAAATGTCAGTTACAGATGAAAATTATAAAATACATGCAGCCGCATATAAATATGCAATCGAGATGACAGAAAAAGAAACATATCAAGCTGTAGAAGGTATGTATCATAATCTTAATACTTTACAATCTCGTAGCGGCAATCAACTCCCATTTACTTCTATTAACTATGGGACTTGCACAGAACCAGAAGGACGCTTAGTAACTAAAGCAATTCTTGATGTTAGTATTAAAGGTCTAGGTAAACTACATAAAACTAGCATCTTCCCTTGCGGTATCTTCCAATGTATGAAAGGCGTCAATCGCAAACCAGGTGACCCCAACTATGATTTATATAGACTAGCTTTAAAATCTACTGCGCAAAGATTATATCCTAACTATGCAAATGTAGATTGGTCTGGTAATGCTGGATATGATATTAATGACCCCCGCACATATTTTTCTACTATGGGTTGCCGCACAGCAAATGGTTATGATATTAATGGATTCGGACAATTAAAGGATGGTCGTGGAAATATCTGTCCTGTGACTATTATTCTGCCTACTTTGGCTATGGAAGCTGCGGGCGATATTGACGAATTTTTTAAGCTCCTTGATATTAAAATTCATGAAGCGAAAGATATGTTAATTGAACGATTTGAACACATTTGTTCACAAGACCCCCGTTCAGCTTCTTTTATGTATGAAAATAATACAATGGCTGGATACATTCCAGAAGAAGGTATTCGTTCAGCATTAAAGCATGGTACACTTGTTATTGGTCAGCTTGGATTAGCAGAAACATTAAAGCTTCTCGTAAATTGTGATCATACTAATGAGTTAGGAATGGATATTGCAAAACACATTGAACAATTATTTAAAGATAGATGTGCAGAGTTTAAAGAACAATATCATTTAAACTTTGGAGTATACTACACTCCCGCAGAAAATCTTTGCTATACTGCTATGAAAAAGTTTAAGGAAAAGTATGGTGTCATCCCTGGTGTGTCTGATAGAGATTTCTTTACCAATAGTATGCACGTACCAGTATGGAAGAAGATAACTCCTTTTGATAAAATTGATATTGAATCTCAATTAACTGGATATAGTAGTGCGGGATGTATTACTTATGTTGAACTTGAATCAACAGTTAAGAATAATATTGATGCACTTGAAAGAATTGTAAATTATGCTATGGATAAAGATATTCCATACTTTGCAATCAATGTACCTAATGATACATGTTTAGATTGTGGATATTGTGATGAATTTGATGATGAATGTCCCGTATGCGGCAGTCACAATATACAGCAACTCCGCAGAGTTACTGGTTATTTAACTGGTAATTATAAAACAGCCTTTAACCAAGGCAAACAAGAAGAAGTAGAAATGCGGACTAAACATGAGTAGGTAATTATGAGATATAATGCAATACAACGCTGTGAATATATTAACGGTAATGATATAGGAGTATCATTATACATTCAAGGATGCAGTTTACATTGTGAAGGCTGTTTTAATCCTGAAACTTGGTCTTTTGATGGCGGAGAAGAATTTGACGCCACCGCATATAATAATCTTTTAACTCTATTGGATAAACCATATATTACACGTTTTAGTATTTTGGGTGGCGAACCTTTAGAAAGATGTAATTGGGAAGATTTATCTGGATTAATTCATTCTATACGAGAGCACAAACCAAGTTTAGAAATTTGGTTATATACAGGCTATACTTATGAATTTTTAATGCAACTTATAGATGAATGGCGTATCAAATGGCCTAAATTTAATGATGCTTTTCTTTTAGAATCAATTTTAGAAAATGTTGATATATTAGTTGCAGGGCCTTTTATCAAAGAAGAAAAAGATAAAACATTACCATTTAGGGGCAGTCGCAACCAAAAGATTATCAACTTAAAATAAAATAACGGGTAGCTATATGCTACCCGTTTATTTTTTTGACAAAATATTTTTTTCCTGCTATAATAATATTAGTAAGGAATAGAAAGGTTTTTATATGTCGAATAAAGTTACAGTTGGTTCATTATATGAAATGAATCAACAAGTGTTTAAACAAATGAAACCACCAAGTCAGCGTATAATTGATGCTGATTTAGCAAATATTGGTGCTTGGTTTTCATCACAACATGAAGCTAAATATTATATGCTACTTTGTAAAGAGCGTTCAGATTATACTATAATTCATTTTAATAATTATAATTTTAATAAAGCTGTAGATGAATTAAAAGAAATCTTAGAAGAGCGTGGAGATATTATGGGTTTTGACTACGTTCATGGTGATGATATATATGAATGTTGAGTGCGGGAACGCGGCGAAGACCCCGAAGTTTATATGTTTATGCTATTTGATGCAGATTGAATGGTAGTTGAAATATAATGATTGCTCCTGGACAACAATATGGGAAATTAATAGTTTTATATCCAGAAAATATGGATGAAACTTCTACGCCCTCCCGCATGTGAACTTGTAAATGTGCGTGCGGTAATATTGTTTTACTAAGTGAGATTGAAATTCTAAATGAACATTGTCAAAGAGCTTGTCTTGATACTCGGGGAGAGCTGTGCGCCGCAGACCTTTTTGAGGAATTAGATTTAGAGTATCAAGCGATGAAGAAATTTGATGATTTTAAATATACATTTGATTTTTATTTACCTTATCACGACATTGTGATTGAGTGTGATGGCGCACAACATTTTAGAGCAAAAAACAATGATTGAGATTCAGATTTTAAATTACAAGAAATGCGTGAACGAGACGAAGCAAAAACAAAATATTGCAGAGAACATGATATTATGTTATATAGAATTTGTTTCTGAGATCATGAAAAAATTAATCAATTAAAGGAGAGATTGATTTGAAAATCGTAGTTTGGGCTTACCCAGCAACAGCTATAACTGTTCAATTAATTCATAGTTTTGATCAACCCATAGATGATGTTCCAATAGAAGAACAAAATGTGTGGATGGATGATTTAATTCCTACTATTAAAAAGATGATTGATTTGCGGGAGGTAGACGAGGCGTGCATTTTAGGGCCAGCTTCATTCACCGAACGTATCAAAGATAGAATTGAAAATAATTTTCCAAACCTCAATGTATTTTTAGGAGACACAAATGTTAAAATTTCTAATTAAATCTACAAATGAAGTTAGAGTTGCCACTAAAGATGAAGCAGATGAACTACATAAGGAACTAGAAAAAGAAGCACAGGACAATGGTTACACTCTTGCGGCTTGGTCTGAAACTCATAAAGATAGAAAGGCACAGGGCGAAATTGTAGAAGAGTGGATGATTTGTAAATGGACTTTTGTTTTCAATGACGCTAAGAATCCTATTGATGCCTACAACAAGATTACTTATGATTTTTATAAAGTAGGAGATAAGTTTTAATGAGTGAACTAATACTACCTAATGATTTTGGAACAGCCCCGCCCGATTTATCAATGGGCGTGCCTTTGGGTGCGGGAGCCCCGCAAATCATGACTGAAGAACAACTGATGGAGATGCTTAATCCTACTTTTGAAATCAAAATTAAGTATTTAGATGGAGCTACTCCATTAGAAAAAATTGAACAAGGCGATTGGATAGATTTATATACTTACGAAGATGTAGAATTACATGCGGGCGAGCATAGTTATATTAATCTAGGAGTAGCTATGGAATTACCGCTAGGGTTTGAAGCAATTGTGGCTCCCCGCAGTTCTACTTTTAAAAAATGGGGCATTTTACAAGCTAATAGCATTGGTATTATAGACCATAGTTATTGCGGCGACGATGATATTTGGAAGTTTTCCGCATATGCAGTAAGAGATACAAGCATCCCCGCAAGTACAAGAATTTGTCAGTTTAGAATTCAGCAGGTGCAACCCAAGATTAAGTTTACTTCTGTTTCTTCTCTTGGAAATATGCAACGCGGAGGATTTGGTAGTACAGGATAATGGATTATTTAGAACATCATATAGTAGATCATTGTAATTTAAAGTGTGCAGGGTGTTCACATTTTAGTTGTTTAGCTGAACCTTGATTTGAAGATATACAGGATTTTACTAGAGATTTTGATGTATTAGCACAAAAAACAAATCAAAATGTAGGGTGTGTAAGACTTATGGGCGGAGAACCATTATTACATCCTAATTATAAAGAATTTTTAATTATTACTAGACAATTATTTCCATATAGTAATATTCAAATTGTTACAAATGGAATATTATTACCAAAATATCACGATGAATTAGTATCTATATGTAATAATAATAATATTCAAATTTGTGTTAGTAACTATGGTTTAAATATAAATTTAAATGAATTATTAAAAGATTTTAAATATAAACGAATAGATGGTAAAAACCATTTATATAATATTTCATTGAATTTACAAGGGTGTTTTGATGTTATAGATTCTTTTAATAATTGTGATTTACATGTAAATCATTGATATTATTTTCAATATGGTAGATTTTATCCTTGTTGTATAGCTGCTAATTTACATTATTTTGAACAATATTTTAATATAGAAATGTGTGATTGAGATTTAGAAGAAGTATCTATATCTATACATAATAATTCTATATTAGAAATAGAACAATTTTTAAATAAACCTATTCCATTATGTAAATTTTGTAATACTCGTTTGCGGCTACATACATATAAGCCATTTTTTGTGACGAAGGGAGATATAAAAGAATGGATATGTCTATAATTGTTCCTTGTCACAATTTAGAGCTTTATATTACTCCACTATTAATCTCATTAAGGTCACAAGATATAGGTAATTATGAGGTAGAAGTAATTTTTGTATGTGATAATTGTAATGATAATACTAAAACTATTATAGAACAATTTAAGTTTGATTATTTAATAAAACATATAATAGAATGTAATGTTCAATCATGTGGCTTAGCTAGAAATGAAGGCATGAAAATAGCTAAAGGTAAATATGTATGATTTATTGATGGCGATGATTGAATTATTAATAATCGAGCAATCTTTAAAATTATTAATTTTATGGATGAAACCCGATTTAAAGTAATACGTTTTGGATATGAGTGTCCGCCAACATTTCGATATAAAGGATATTTTTCAATGGTTTGGCAATATGCTTATAGAAAAAATTTTATTAAAAATATACCATTTGTAAAAATGCAACCTTCAGAAGATGTAGTATTTCAAAAAAAAATTATAAAAAAATTAGGTACTAAAAATATTCCAATGTTAAAAGAGAATCTATATTATTATAATTATTTACGGCCAGGATCAAACATGTATCAATATAGTAGAACTAGGACAATAGAACAATAAATGATATATTTAGCATTAGATCAAGCATTACAAACAACAGGTTGAGCTATCTTTAATGATGGTCAATTGGTTAATCATGGTCATTTTAGTATTCCCGCTAATAAACCAATAGAACAACGTTTATTAATGATAATGAAAAAATTATCTGAACTTGAAAATGAATTTGAATTTGAAAATTTATTTTTTGAGGATATACAGTCCCAACAGAATAAGGAAACATATAAAAAATTAGCATATGTGCAAGCTGCAATTTTGATTTGATGTTATAATACTGAACATAAATTTACAATTTTGTCTCCTAGTCATTGGCGGTCGGTGTTAAAAGATAAGTATAAAATTAGTTTTGGTAGAGCTCGTGCAGAACAAAAAAAAGCCGCACAAGATTTAGTGCGGCAGCAGTTTAATTTTGAAGCTACAGAAGATGAATGTGATGCTATTTGTATAGGATTAGCTGGATTAATTGAGAGTCAAAAAACTAAATCAGCATTTTAAATTTAAACATAAAAAAATAGCCCCCGTATTAACGGGGGCTTATTTTTATATCTTAGTATGGTGCCTTTTTCTTTGTAACAGCTTTAACTAAATCGCGATATGCGTAATTTACGTCAACATTACCAGAGACACCGGGTACTTTACCCTTACTAGAATATTGCCAAATATCTGTATTGACTACTGTAGGTTTAGTCTGCGGCTTACCTGTGTTTGTGCCATATTTAGCAATCCATTTAGTATAACGATTACCAACTACAGATTGTAAATTAGCTTTCCATCAACTTTCTGAAGCATAAATACCTGCTCAGAAACCAGCTTTTTCCATAGCATCACAGAATTTTTTAGCATATTTGCCAGCAACTTTTTCTGTACCAGGTTCTTCACTATCGAAGTAAACGGGATAGCTTAGCTTGCGGCCTCTAAGTAGACGCTTAGCATGAGCAATTTCAGAATTAATTTGTTTATCATTCTTAGCATAACTATATAAATAAACACCATAAGGAATACCTAGACGCTCACACTCTTTATAGTTGCGCACTCATTGGGCATCATCTTGAGAAGGTATATTATCACCATAGCCGCAACGAAGAATTGCATGATAACCAGCTTTTTTAACTTGTACCCAGTCAATTTTACCATTGTGTTTACTAACATCAATGATTTTAGCAACAACTTTTGTACCAGCTGTAGAAGTTGTCGTTTTGGCAGGTGTTGTAGTCTTAGCAGGTGTTGTGGTTGTTTTACTATCTAATTTACCATTATAGTGAATGATATTTTTCCAAGGATAATTGTAGTAACCGTGGACATAGGCTTCACGACCTGTCTGATCACCAACTTTTCCGCCATATGCTCCACCTTTTTCATTGATTGAAAATTCAGAGAGAACATCTGGCTTTTGAGTTTGGCACATTGCAACATGCGCTCCAGCCTTAAGATATAAGTCACCAGGTTCAGCTAAGAAAC